GGGGAGGGGCTGGGGGTGGGGATTTCTTGCGTAGCGGGGAGGGGGCTGGGGGGTGGGGATATTTCCTGTGTCGGTGTTGCTGCTGGCGGCGTATTCGTCACCACCGGCGCCGACGTGGCGCTGGGCGTCGCCGTCACTTCGATCACGGTGTAGACGGTGCAGCCCTCCAGCGTCGCAGTCAAAAAAATGATCAGAATTATGCAGCTTATCCGTCTCATCGTCGTCCCAGAACTTGATTTATCGGTCTAAAATGCCAGCGCCGGCACATTCAAATTCTCCAGCCCCGCGTTCGCGTCTTCCGACTTTTCCCGCATCAGCCGGTCGATGTCGGCCTCAGTGTAATTCGCCGTGCTCGTCTGGCTGATCACCCGCAGCGCCGCCCGGTCGTAGCCATGCTTGAAAAACAGTTCCGCCAGCGCCCGCAGCGCGTCGTCGTTGCGGATCTCGGCGCTCTTCCACCGTAATGTAAATCGCACGATCACCGGCGCCCCCTGCCCGAACAATCGCTGCTGCCGGTGCGCCTGAGCGAAGGCATCCTCCCACGAATTCCCGATCTGCACCATCGCCCGGTTGAGCTTCCCCAGCAGCCGCACGTCCCGCTGCTTCAGCGCCTCGCCGCTCTCGGCATCGCCGCCCATCATCGATGGCACCGGTGTGCTGCTGATTGTCCCGATCTGCGCAATCAGCCATTCCGCCTCGCTGATCAACTGCTGCAGGTCCCCGGCCTCGATCCGCTCCAGCGACCGCGCCTCGATCAGCGCCGCGATCGCCGCGGCTGTGTCCTTGTCCTCGGTGACAATCGTCTGCCCGTCCGGGCCGATGACCTCCGTATGTAGGATCATCCCCGGCAGAATCGCTGCAGGAGGTTTCCACCCTTTGGCGAACAGGATACTGAACGCGCTCAGCTCCGCGCTCATGACCATGCTGATCAGCGTCCGGTTGAGCGCGTCCTGCAGCGGGATCACGTTGAGCAGCTCGCTCGATCCCCGCACCCCGCCCTTGTTGGCGAAATGGATGAGCGGCACGCCTGGAGCCTTCCCGTCCCGCGTCGTATCGACCGGATTGTCCTTGTAGGCCTTCAGTTGCGGCTCTTCCCGCGTGACCTGGCCCTCGCCGACGACCTCGACCATTTCGTAGAGGTACTTGTCGACGTGGTCAGGCCAATAGATATTCGCCCGCCGCATCTCCCCCTCGTACCAGATTTTGACGCCGGCGACGATCGTCTTTCCCCTGCGGTCGTAAATCACCAGCGAGCCGCTGTCCCCGTCCCAGGTCGGCTCGTGGGACAATTCCGGCAGCCCCGTATCATCGTTGTATTCCACCATCAGAAACGTGTCGCCGTCCCGCAGCACCGCCTCCCGCAGTTTGATCTGCAGCCCGTCGAACCGGTTCGCTTCCAGGACTGCATCCACCCACTGCTGCCCCGGATCGTCCGCGCCCATCTGCGCGCCCATCCCGAACGTGCTGATCAGCGTCTGTGCCAGGGTCTGCGCATTCACGCCCTCGGGGAGCTGCTGGGCCAGAAAATCCGCCAGTTCCAGCGCCGCGCCCCCCAGCCCGCTCGACGCCTGGATCGTGTCCACCCCCAGCCGGTCCGCCATGCTGGAAATGACCATCTCGCAGTAATTGGAGTTGAATCGGTCTAACCGCGCATCGTCGATCCGCATCATCTTGCGCATTTCGGTGGTGAGCTGCATCCGGTGCTGGCCGTCGTGGTATTCGCGGAACAGTTTCACGAGCTGCCCTCGCGTCTCCATATCGCCGGCCCACGTCGGCGTCACCAGCCCCTTCGCCATCAGTTCCCTGGCAATCAACTCAAGCATAATGCTGCGCTCCACTGCTGTCCTGCATCTTTAGCCGCCGTTTCACGAGCTGCACTGCCAGATATCGGATCGTGTCGACCCGGTGGAATGTGCTCTTGTTGGCAATCTTGTCCGTCGCCTGTCCCATGTCGTCCACCTCCCGCGCGTACTCCAGGATTTCGCCGATCAGATCCACCAGGTCGTCCATGAAATAGACCCGGTGCTGCTTCAGCAGCGTCACGACTCGGTCGATCCCTTCCTCGACGTCGTCCACGTCCGGCTCGCGGATACCCTCCGCCCCGGCCGCGCGATAGTCCTCTCGCCAGTATTTCTCCGACTTCGCCCCGATAGCGCGCAGCACCACCCGCTCGCCAAGCTGCGCCTCCAGCGCCAGGTCGTCCCGCGCGTGCTCCGTCGCCGGCTTCCGCGCGTGCATCGTCGACCGGTAGACGTAGTACACGTTTTCGCCAGGATCGTGCGCCGCCCACAGTTTCGCTGTGTGGATGATGCCCGGATCGACACTCTGATAGCGTGCCCATTCGCGCGGAATCTCGAACCTCCCGACCAGGTGGCCGCCCTCGTGCCTGGGAAGATTAATGAAATCCTGGAAAATCGCCGCCGCCGGCCGCCCGAATTTGCCTTCGTACTGCATCCTGAACTCGTGATCCTGCATTGTCAGCCGGCGTTCCTCGAACTCCTCCCGGCTGAATCGCGGATTGAGGATCGACGGAAACTGGATCACGTCGATGTCGCGTGCCAGCGGGTCCTTGCGTTCCCAGGGATCGAAGACCTTTTGTTTGAGCCAGCCCAGGTTGTACAATGTCGTCCCGGCAATGATCGGGCCTCTGGCCAGACTCAGCCGCCGCAGCGTGGCCAGCCAGGCGTCGTAGCCAAATTCCTTCTGGCCGCACTCGTCCAGCAGCGCGTCCAGTGCCGTCGCCGCCTCCAGCCCCCCGGTCGCGCTGGCCGACCGCAGGATGATCCGCCCCCACATTTTGTCGCTCGACCGCTCCGCCTCGAATTCGCCGGTGATCGGGTTGCGCAGTTCCAGGACCTGGTCCCCGGCCCAGTAGTATCCGATGTCCAGCACGTCCACGAAGATTTCCAGCATCATCGGCAGCAGCTTCAGCTTGTAGATGTCGAACGTCGGCGCGACCGCCAGGTGATCGCCGGGCTGCTCCAGCTCGAGGATCCGCCGCGCCAGCCACCACGGCTCGAAGCTCGTCTTGCCCCCCTGCGTCCCTGCCAGCATAAACACAAAGCGGGCGTCACTCTCCCACGCCCGCATCTGGCCTTCGTGCAAATTCAGATGGACGATCCACCGCTCCCGGTCGACCTCGTACAGCGCTTGATTCCGGTCCCCGCTGTGACGCCGCGCGATCAACTTCCACGGCCGCGGCCTGGGCGGCGCCTCCCCTGTCAGCCCCGTAAACAACCCCGCCGCAAACTCGTATTCGTTCACCCTCGAGAAACCCTCTTATCGGTCGTGTTTGTCTCCCCCTCTATAGCGCATTTATGCGCCCGCATCTCCTGAGCGCATTCATGCGCCCGCATCGGGGAGGGGGCCGGGGGGTGGGGACACGTCACCGCGATCAGCCCCGGGTTATCCCGCAGCAGCCGCACCAGACCGTAGCCCAGCGCAATCACAATCGACTCCGGATGCTCGTCGATCCCGGCGTTGTTCAGCAGCCCGTGCAGCGCCTCATGCCATAGTGTCGCGACCTTCACGTCGTCCGCCTGGTCGTCCGCGATCCGGATCTCCGCCTCGGCATAGCGGATGTGTCCGTGCAGCCACCGTTTATGGTTATCCCCATCCACAGTATGCAGATCCCCAACCTCTTTCACCGCATATGAGATTGGCCCGATTTCAATCGTGGCAGGCAGTTTCAAATCGCTCATCTCATTCCTTTCTTTCTGATTCCCCCTCCCTATGATTGGGGAGGGGCCAGGGGGTGGGGTTTCTTCCCCTCCTGAGCGCATTCATGCGCCCGCATCGGGGAGGGGGTCAGGGGGTGGGGATGCCCTTCTGCGACGCCTGAGACCGCACCATCTGCGCCAGGTGCCGGCTCACCGCCTGCATGTCCAGGCCCATCGCCCGCATGGCCGCTACCACGTCCGCCGGCAGTTCCAGCAGCGCCTCGCCATCCGCGCCCGTGATCTCCTGCCGTTCGCTGAAACCTTCGTCCTTCCCCAGCGTCCGCAGCACGAACATATACGCCCGCTGGTGCCCGTCACTTTCCGGATTCCTGACGTCTGTCGCCAGCGCCGACACGGCCATCGTCACCAGCGTCGACCGTTCCGCGTCCAGCATCTCCGCCAGCTCCGGCCAGCGTTGCAGTGCATTGTCCACGGTCTGCCGGCTGCACCCCACCGCCGCCGCGACCGCTGCCTTCACCCCGTGGCTGCCAAGGATCGCCGCCGCAAACTTCTCGCGCGGGAATTGAGGACGCTCCCCCACCTCCAGGCCCCGCCGGGATTCGAACTCGTCCTGCAGCGCGGGATACTTCCGCAGGTAGGCGTACACCGTGCTCCGGGCGCAGCCCAGATACTCCGCAATCGCCGCCGGCGACGCCCCCAC